ATCGTCACCTTCCTTAACCTATGTATTTCTTGTGAGCCAATTTAACATTGCTCTGTTTGACCATTGCGTACTGCAAGGTCGTATCTATTCGTTTATGCCCCAAGAGCTGCTGTAACTGCTCAATCGGCATTCCTTTATCAATCGCCATCGTAGCAAGTGTTCTTCGGAACTTATGCGGATGGACTTTTTGTATATCTAACTGCTTGCCCATTTCACGCAGGCGAGATTCGATACCGCCTATCTTGATTCTCTCATGTGGAGCACGCAAAGTAACAAAAAGTGCCGGGTTTTCATCTGTTCGACTGTCGATATAGTTTTGCAGATGAATCTTTGTCCGAGCATCAAAGTAGACAATGCGTTCCTTATCACCCTTACCGAAAACCACACATTCACGCTCATTGAAATTGATGTCCGCTTTGTTCAGCAAAACCATTTCACCGATACGCATTCCGGTAGAAGCCAGCATATCAATCATCGCCAAGTCCCGAAGTTCTGTACAGCTGTCACGCATTTTCTCCAAGTCCTCATCTGTATGGGTTTCCTTGATGTTGGTTGCTGTTTTCACCTTATGGATACGGCGAACAGGACTTTTCAAAATATAATCCTCGTCCTCCAGCCAAGAGAAAAAGCTGGACAAAATCCTGCGGATATTATCTATCGTCACACGACTGGACTGGTTCTTGCTCTGATAATCTGTCAGATAAGAACGCAAATCCTCAGTCTGAATGTGACGGATACCTTTGTCTATCGAAGCTACCATCGTTTCAATGGTTGTGCGGTAATATTTCAGCGTTTTCTCTGAACAACCTTCAATCCGCTTTGCCGAAACAAAAGAATCTATCAGCTTTGGGTTATCGTCTGTTTCGTTCTTCTCTGACTGCGCCGTGATCTCACAGCCAAACAGTGCATTTTCAAGCACTTTTTGCAGCTGCTGCATTTGTGCATTGTCGAGGTGTGGCAGCATTTGCTGCACCACCTCTGAAATAATTTGCTGTTTCATAGGTCATTCTCCTTCAAATTTATTTTCCAGAGAACGACTCAACGGCAGTTCCGTTGGCTTTAGCTCCCGCCGTTGGTGGGAGTATTTAGGTTAAACAAGAATTTAGAGCAGCAAGCAGAAGCTCTTTTCAAAGCATGGTTCCTTGATTATATTCCATGGAACGGTAGTGTGCCTGATTCTTGGATTGATGGAAAACTGGGTGATTTCGCGGATATTAAGCGTGGTGGTTCACCCAGACCAATTCAAAAGTACTTATCTGATTCAGGTTTACGATGGCTTAAAATTTCAGATGTAACAAGCCTTCAAACGCCATTTGTTATCGACATCAAGGATCACATAATTGAAGATGGACTAAAAAAGACCGTCTTTCTTAAAGAAGGATCGCTCATACTTTCTAATAGTGCAACTCCAGGCATACCTAAAATCCTTGATGTTGATAGCTGCATTCATGACGGATGGCTTTACTTCCCAAAATCAAAATTTTCACGGGAATATCTATATTTATATTTTAAGTACATTCGCCAGCATTTGGTTAATCTCAGTAATGGAAGTGTTTTTAATAATCTAAAAACGGATATTCTGAAAAATTATCCAACAATATTGCCTGATAAGGAAACACTTCATCGCTTTGATGCTATCGTATATCCTATGTTTTTGGAAATGCAAAATCGTACTCGTGAATCGCACAAACTTGCAGCTATGCGAGATGCGCTACTGCCTAAGTTGATGTCCGGCGAGCTTGATGTTTCCGACATCGACCTTTAAGCCACTAAATTCTTGTTTATCTTATCATTGAGTGCGATTTTATCATCAAACGACTTCAAAAATGAGCCGATTTTTTCTTGATCAACTAATGGAGGCACATCAATTTCAAGATTCTTTACAACATCAGTCTGCACACGCTGTCGTCCAGATGAACCGACCATAGATTTTATTGACGGTTCTCTTATTTCCGGGCTACAAACAAGGTAGTACAAGTAATCCTTATCAGTAATTCCTTCTTTTGCTCGGAACACAATATATTCCGTTGAGCCAAACCCGACCTCTCCATCATTTAAGATTGAGACCTGCGCTGTTTTCCCATTTTCTAAGCACGGCGTAATTCGTGCCATAATCGTATCTCCATTACGGAATTTTGTGCCACCAGAAAAACATTCTTCAACATAATATGGAATATCTCGATAAAATGGGCGGAGTACATCCATAGGGATTTTCTTAGCTATAGCACCTTTTTTTATTGTTTCTCTCGGACTGAAATCTGCAATATCAGAGAGCTTCTTTTTTATCCATTCAGATTTCATGTCCAATCGCCTCCAGTTTTTCACGAATTACAAATTCGTTTATTCTTTCTTGTCCTGTATTCATAAGCTAACTCTCACTTTCAGTTTCGTCTTCATCCGTTCTATACGCATCTTCAACCGAATAAGTACCATCATCCAGCATCTTAACATTTATGCCTACGTTGATTGTGTCCTGTGTTTTTCCTCCATCTTTCAATTCATATATAAACTGCAATACTGCTTCAATATAATATTCAATTGCATTCTCGTCCGAATTCAAGGATTCAATATTATCAATACTAATCAAATGAGCTGTAGTTGAAGTAATCAACCGTCCTTTTTCAACAAGTCCAAAATTTCGATCGATTATCTGCACGAGAAAATCTCCAGAGTTTAACCAATCAATAATTTCCTGGTTTTCATCAAACTCTTCAATTGGTTGATAGGAATATTTGTCAATTTCCTTTGCCCACGCTTCTAACTGTACCTTAACTTCACTTTCATTTTTGCATATGAACAGTGATGAATCTGATACATTTTCTGCAAACTCATTTAGCAGAAATCCTCCAAAAGCATTGTCTTTGGAATAATATATAATTTTCGAGTTGCGATGCGTTAATGAAAATTCCAAAATACTTTCCCGTAATAGCGCATCCTTAAATCCTTTATCAGACTTTTTGTCTTTTCCCTCAAAAGGAGGTAATTTACTAAATGCTCGATTTATTATACTTTCAAACCTATTATTAGAAGCAATCGGAAGCTCTATAACTTTATTCAATCCTACTGAAATCTCTTTTTTGTATTCCACAATCTTATTTTTTATGTATTCCGGATAGTTTATGTCCGGATTTTCTTGAATAGAATATTCAGGAAATCGTTTCTTTGATATCGTACTTTTATAAGTTGAAAGCAATTCATCATGCTTTTCTATAATCTGCTTCTCCATTTCATTCCATACAACAGATGGAATTGCTACGGTTACCTGATTATATATGTCAAGTTGATTAATCATATCAATTACATTTTCAAATGTTGAATTAAAGCTAAACGTTGTGAAATCTGCTTTCTTTTCATATGCTTGAAACAGAGCATTCGTATCAAAAATCAAACAATACGTTATTTCATTGCTTGAGCTCATATCCGATCGCCCCCAGCTTCTTCCTGATCTCTCCCTCCAGCTCATGCGACTTTGCAAACATTTCCGCAAGTTCAGATGTTAACCGATCCATCTTTTCTTCAAATGGCTCATCGTCTTCTTCCTGCTCTTCAATACCTACATATCTGCCCGGAGTAAGGATAAAGTCTTGCTTTTCAATTTTCTGCAAATCAGCAACGGCACAGAAGCCTTTAACATCTTCAAGTGTTCCGTCTACAAAAGCTTCATAAGTATCTACAATCTTCTTGATATCACCATCTGTCAACTCTCGAAGCTTACGGCTCACCATCGTTCCCATCTTGCGGGCGTCAATAAATAAAGTCTTTCCCGGTTGTTTCTTCTGTTTATTGATAAACCAGAGCGAAACAGGAATCTGCGTTGTATAGAATAGCTGAGTAGGCATTGCAACAATGCACTCAACTAAATCGGCATTAATAATGTTCTTACGAATATCACCCTCTCCACCTGACTGAGAAGAAAGTGAACCATTCGCTAATACCATACCAATACGACCTGCTGGTGCAAGATGAAAAATCATGTGTTGAAGCCATGCAAAGTTGGCGTTTCCTGCTGGTGGTGTTCCATATTTCCATCTCTGATCTTCTTTTAGTTTATCCAATCCCCAATCAGAAAGGTTAAACGGAGGATTAGCCATAATATAATCTGCTCGCAATGTTGGATGGCGATCATCTAGAAACGTATCTGCAGCATAGGCTCCAAGATCTGGTTCAATTCCACGAATAGCAAGGTTCATCTGTGCCATCTTCCATGTAGTAGGGTTTGAGTCCTGGCCGTAGATAGAAATGTTACTGATGTTACCACTGTGATTCTCAACAAATTTTGCAGACTGAACAAACATACCGCCTGAGCCACAGCAAGGGTCATATACTCGGCCCTTGAAAGGTTTCAATACTTCTACCAAGGTGCGTACTACGCAGGATGGTGTAAAGAATTCGCCGCCACGTTTGCCTTCTTGTTCAGCAAACATAGAAAGGCAATACTCGTAAGTGCGTCCCAGGATGTCTTTCTCGCTGCCGTGTTCGATCATTTGAATATTGGTAAATAAATCTACCACATCTCCTAGTCTGCGCTTATCCAGTTCCGGACGCGCAAAGTTCTTAGGCAAAATATCCTTCAAACGCTTATTTTCTTTTTCGATGGCACGCATGGCATCATCGATAACTGTACCAATCTCTGGCGTATGTGCTTTTGCCGCAATCTCACTCCAACGTGCACCTGCTGGTACAAAGAAGATACCTTCAGATGTATATTCATCAATATCTTCCTCGAATCCGTCGCCTTCTTCAACAAGTTCCTGATATTTATCGTCAAATCTATCTGAGATATATTTCAAAAAAATCAACCCCAGGACAACATTCTTATATTCTGATGCATCCATATTGCCACGAAGTACGCAGGCTGCATCCCATATTTGTTTTTCAAATCCAATATCGGCTGTATTTTTATCTGCCATTTTAGTTTTCCTCCTCTGATGATTCATCTGGAACAACTTCAACAATATCTGAGATATCACAATTCAAATACTCACATATTTTCAAAAGAACATCCGTTGTGATATTTGCACCCTTACCAAGTTTTGCTACAGACGCAGAACTAATTCCTGCCTTCTTAGCAAACTCTGTTTTCTTCATATCTAATTCTACAAGTTTTACCCATAATTTTTTGTATGATAGCTTCATTCTGTCTCCTTTGGGAGGTCTTTCCTCCAGCTTGGCATAAATCCGTAGACGTGGCCGTCTTTTTCGTCTTTATAATAAGTAGTTACTTTTGCGCCTGCTGCCTGCAAATCGATATCAGGCATAACATTCAAGTTATCAACTATAATTATTTGTCCGTTACCTTTATGATTAATAAAATACTGATACAATCCGTTTTTTAATGTTGCACCTTGAGTACCATCTTCATTTTCATCAAAGCCTAGAAGGGGCGTGTCAATCATCAATATACCCGGTTTGATAAAAACATCATCTGAATTGAAGTATTCATAAAGCATTAATGCGATGACCGAATTCAAAAAAGAACGATAACCTTTTCCTTGATCTTCCTCTTTTGACACTCCATCCATCAATATATCAAATGTCTTAAAATCCCAGCTTGCATAGCCTGCACGATAGTTGCATTCTTTAAGTATCTTGTTAAGCAATTCATTAAACCCAGTACCAACTAACTCTTCAAATTCTTTCTTAGCATGATACAACGGAGGATTCTTTTTCTTTTGTAATTCAGATACCTTCTTCTGACCGAGAACCTGCAATTGCTCATTTACAAAATCAATACCAGACTGTAGTTTTGTATAATCCCTATAACGCTGAAGATCCGTTCTATAGTCATTTATCTTCAATGTTTTTTCAGCAATAGCTTCCGAGATTTCGGCTCGGCGTTCTGTTAGCTGATATATTCTTATTGAGGACATTTTGTTCTTCTCGAACATTATTTTCTGTTGCAGCAATAACTGCTAACTCAGAAACGATTCTCTTTGTTTCTGCTTGGATAGCGGAATCATAACTTTCGTCATGCTTATCAATTGGTCCACCACAAAATGGGCAGATATCATTTTTAGGAAGTCCTTTTACAGCCTTTTCACCTTTTGAAATAAAATCAAGACGTTGCAAATCTGCTTTATACTGGCTGGTCAAAGACTTATATCTATCAATCAGGACTTTGCAATTAGCATCTTCTTGCTGATATTCAGAGATTTGTCTTATAACCGTAGCATTATCTTCTACCAACTCTAACATTTCTTGTTGCAGTGTAGAAATACCTTCTGTTAATTCCTGCATCTGTTTATCAACATCCACATCAGCAAGTTTCTCTAATTGCATTATATAGTTCACTTTTTTATCTGACAAAGCGGAAACTTGTTCCTCTATATAAGCAACAACCGCTTTCTTTTTTTCATTTGCCACCTCAGGCTTAAGGATTTCTTCTACTCCTTCTTTATAATCGCCTGTCAACAAGAAATATAAAGATGATATCAATGCAGTTTCGTAATTAAAGTCCTTTATTATCAAAGAACCCGATTTATCAATCTCGTCCTCATCAGCAAAGAATACATTAGCAATATTGGTCCAAGAAATCCGTTCACGGGCATATCTCGCACTCTTAGGAACACTAATAGTTTCGTTAAGGCCTATAATTCTAAGCCACAAATCATTTAAGTATAGCGGACCTTTCCCTTTATAGTTTGTATCATATATTCCATTCACCACATCGGGATGTACACATATAACTTCAGCTTGATTGTCATTCAGTCTACGCTTTATCGTAATATCACCATATCGTTTTGTGTAAAACACGCCTTCAATATCGGAATATCCAGTTAATGGTGAGAATGGATTCTTATCCGAACTAAACAAATAATAAATGCACTTTAATATCCAGGTCTTACCGGTATTTGACCTTCCCTGAATAATATTTAATCCATCATCAAATTCAATAACTCCGTCTATCTTTCCGACTCCAGATACTCGGAGCTGTTTTATTCTAAAAGACTGCATCCTCATACCTCCTTCGATTCTGTAGCCAAATTACTTATGTACTTTAGAACTGCTTCGTCTGTATAATTTGCAAATTTCCTACAGACAATTCTTGCTCCGATTACATAAGCCTTACTATATGATGATTGAATATTAGTAACGATTTCTCTACCTCTTTCATTAAGAGAATAAACCAATCCCTCGGCACTCTTACCTACAATTACATAATCATCTTTAACCGAGAGCTTTATTGCCTCGGTTATTTTTTCTCTTTTATTTGTAAATTCAGCAAACCCGAATTCATTATCTCCATGCAGATTCTTATCAAGTACTTTGCATTTCTTTCCATAAATGCAAATAAAGTCTAATGCAGTCAGCCTATCTGAATTCACTGGCTTAGCAAGAACACTCATCAGAACCAAAATGCGGAGCATATTTTCAAAAGTAGTATTAAACACTTTATTCTTCATATGGGTCTACCCACGATTTAATCGTCTCATCGTTCACCAGTATATGAACTATTCCGAGCCTTTCTAAATTTCCAATTAGATTCTTGATAAGCATTAGTTTTGATTTTGTGAGTTGAATATCAGAAATCTTTTTTAATACTTCCAACAATCTTCTATATCCATTGTCATACTCATCATAATATGTAGTTTTAATTCCTCCAAAGGCATCTTCTTTTAGTATATCGAATTGGTTCTCACCATCTTCATACACTTCGCTAATAGAACGTTGAATGCTCTCAGCACTCAAGTATGCTTTTCTCTGATCATAGAAGTTCATTTGATATTTTCGCGGAAGATTAGGAATATCGTCAACAGTAACTTCATCTCTAGATAACGCTTCAGCGTAAGCATCACATAGTGCAGATATATAACCGGATTCGAACTCGTATATTTGAGATTCGTCCAATTGAATAGGTAGCTCAATTGTCTCACCATCAATAACCAGTTTTCCATCATCAAAGTAAATGCGATTCTCCGCAAGATTTTTAATGCTGGGTTTTGGTTCATGGATTGTAAGACAAATATCCACATCATGAATACCCTTCGATAACCCATGAAAAATTTGACTCATTATATCTTGCATTGCAGATCCGAGTTCCTCTATTGCAACCAAAATACCTTTTTTTGCTAAGAACGTTTGCAAATGGTCCTTATCTGCATCATAGAGATTATCGATTTCCTCTGCAAAATCAGCCCCATCATATCTACTACAAATAAGCCCAGCTCTATTCCTTGATATAAACTTTTTCCCTTCAAAAATTTGGTCTTGCATGTTTAAGGACATTCCATTAACCAATGGATTGAACTTATCATCCAAGGCCATTTTTTCTTCCTCTTCAGTCATCGGGGCACGCAATGTGTCTCCAATAAGCTGCACAACGAAAATACCACCACGCTCAGATGGTGCCATATATATCTTCAATTCTTCAGCTATCTCATGAAAATACACTACGCCATACCTCCTTTGACCTTTTAGGTCAAACCACGGTCAATTGCAGTCAAACCTCAAAAATCGAAATTCCCTATAATGGATTCATACTTAACAACAAGGTGTAAAGTCCTATAAAAGTATAACACAAAATTTTACGTTTTTCAATCTTATGCGAGCTATCGTTCATAAATAATTTACGAACGTAAATAAATTCTTTAGCATTCGCAGCGATGAAAGCACTAGTCCCAGATATGACATTAAACTGTCTGACTTGACCATCAACTCACCATCTTCGTGGCCACGTGGTGTGTTCGTAGTTGATGAACAAGAGAACATTATCAACAGAGTGCCAGCTTACGAACGGCTGGTCACCGGAAAGAAGCGGAGTTATCCGCATGAGGTGACCATCTTATGAAAAACACTGGCAGCCATAACGGTTATCTCCGCTTCGGTTCAAATACCGAAAGGAGAAAATCGAATGGCAATCAAAGACAATCAGAGTAAACAATATCGTATTTACATCAAGGAATCCAAGAGCTGGGTAGATGTAAACAAGGAGTTCTACACGGACTACTATCGTGACATCAATTCCTATCGCAAACGTCAGCAGGAGCATGGCCGTTGTGTCTGCCCTGCAAGCAAGCGTTATTTATGCGACATGGACTGTATGACCTGTCCGTATGCCAAGGCTGGCGACCAGCTTTCTCTCGATAACACCGTAAGCGACGGTGAAGGAAATGAAAAGAGCTGGCTTGATGACATGCCGGATGAATCCACAGCTATCGTAGAAGTAATGGAGGACGCAGAACTTCTCCGTGCCCTCTATGCAAAGCTGAATGAACTGGACCCGGAAGGTCGTCTTATCTGCCAGCTTATTATGGAAGGAAAATCGGAACGTGACTGCGGCAAGGAAATGGGCCTCTCTCGTAATACATTCGTGTATCGCAGGGACAAGCTGTTCCAGAAGCTTCGTTCCGAGCTTAAAGACTACATCTAATATGAATAGTCGTCCTCTGATTCTTCAGGGGACGATTTTTCTTTTCAAAAAACTTTCTATGTTTTTTCGGCCAAATGGCCATCTCACCTCCATTGAGTAGTGTAAGGCGAAACAAAGCGACCTACAGAAAGCGAGGTGAACACAATGAATCAGACCTTTCACAACAGAATCGGCACTGACGCAGAAGTAATTGCTACCCTAACAGCAATCAGTCAGGTATCCGCAAGAATGGCGAAGAATCTTAGAATCATCGCCGCACAGAGACAATCCGAGGAAGGAGGAACAACAAATGTCAAAAATGAACGATATGGCTATGACCATCGAAGAGCTGAGAAATGCTGCCGCTGCTATTAACGATGCAGCAGACTGGCTCGCACAGCAGTTTGGAGGATCGCCTAAAGTTGCCGAAGAACCGGAAGCCCCTACCGCTCCTGCGAAACCTGCACTGACTCTTGAAGATGTTCGCACTGTTCTGGCTAACAAATCTCGTGCTGGACATACGGCTGAGATTCGAGAGCTTCTTAAAAAGTATGGTGCAAGCAAACTGTCACTCGTAGATCCGAAACATTACGAAGCCCTGCTCAGGGAAGCGGAGGTGCTCTAATATGCCACCAAAAGGACATGCACTCCTCTCCGCATCCTCTTCTGACCGATGGCTTCACTGCCCACCGTCAGCAAGGCTCTGCGAAACCTACGAGGATAAAGGTAGTGATTATGCAGCTGAAGGAACCGATGCACACGCTCTTTGTGAGTACAAACTCCGTAAAGCTCTCGGCATGAAAGCTACTGATCCAACCAAAAAACTAAATTGGTACAACGCTGAAATGGAAGATTGCGCTACCGGATACGCCAGCTTTATTATGGAGCTTTTAGAAGATGCTAAGCAGACCTGCTCCGATCCAGTTGTTCTGATTGAACAACGAGTAGACTTATCCCGTTGGGTAGAACAAGGCTTCGGAACCTCAGATGCTATTCTCATCAGCGATGGAACTATGCATGTGATTGACTACAAACACGGTCTTGGAATCCTTGTTTCCGCTGAAGACAATCCACAGATGAAATGCTACGCTCTTGGCGCTCTGGAACTTTTCGATGATATTTATGACATCGATACGGTCAGCATGACCATCTACCAGCCCAGACGTCAGAACGTTTCTACCTATGAGGTCAGCAAGGATGACCTGTATCAGTGGGCCGATGAAGTTCTGAAACCTACCGCTGACCTCGCCTTCGCCGGTGATGGAAATTTTCTGTGCGGTGAATGGTGCGGATTCTGTAAGGCAAAGCATGAATGCCGGGCCAGAGCGGAAGCCAATCTTCTACTCGCACAGCACGATTTCAAACTACCACCTCTGCTGGAAGATTCGGAAATCGAAGTTATCCTTTCCCGTGTCGATGAACTGGTCTCTTGGTCCAACGACATCAAGGAGTATGCACTTCAGCAGGCAATCAGCGGTAAAGAATGGACAGGCTGGAAACTGGTCGAGGGTCGATCCAACCGCAGATATACCAACGAAGACGCTGTATCAAAGGCTGTCGAAGCCGCTGGTTTTGACCCTTATGAAAAGAAGCTACTTGGTATCACTGCTATGCAGAAGCTACTCGGCAAATCTCGCTTCGAGGAACTCCTTGCAGCCTATATTGAAAAGCCACAAGGCAAACCTACTCTTGTGCCGGAAAGCGATAAACGCCCGGCAATGAACACAGCAAAAAATGATTTTATGGAGGAATATGACAATGAGTAAAAATGTAAAAATGACAAATCCCATGAAGGTTATCACTGGTCCTAACACACGCTGGAGCTACGCCAACGTCTGGGAACCTAAGTCCATCAACGGTGGCACTCCGAAATATAGTGTCAGCCTGATTATCCCGAAGTCCGACACAAAGACTGTTGCAAAGATTGAAGCTGCTATCGAGGCTGCATACCGTGAAGGTGAAGCAAAGCTCAAGGGCAATGGTAAGTCCGTACCTGCTCTTTCCGTACTTAAAACACCTCTTCGTGACGGAGATCTTGAAAGACCTGACGATTCGGCATACGCTGGCAGCTACTTTGTGAATGCCAATGCAACCTCTGCACCGGGTATCGTAGGCGCAGACCGCAATCCTATCCTCACCCGTTCTGAGGTTTACTCAGGAGTATACGGTCGTGCCAGCATCAGTTTCTACGCTTTCAATAGCTCTGGCAATAAAGGCATCGCCTGCGGCCTTAACAATCTGCAGAAGATTCGTGATGGCGAGCCTCTTGGCGGTAAGGCATCTGCTGAATCTGACTTTGCAACTGATGACGACAATGATTTTCTTGACTAATGGAGGTAGCAAGCTATGAATACGATCACAATTACCACAATTCTTGTAAACATCTGTATCGGCTGCTTCGCTTGCGTCGGTCTTACTACTGCAATCTCTATGATTCAGAGTATCATCAACGACCATAAACGTGAAAAGCGTGAGCAGGAAAAAGACAAGCGTGACCTCGAATACCACGAAAAGCGCATGAAAGACTTTAAGTAATCTATCAACCTGCTGGCGGTGGGCACACTGCCGCCAGCACATTTTCTGACAAAAGGAGACAACCTATGAATGAATTTGCAGATATTTTAAATCTATTTATTGCTAATGTCATCGCCTATACCTTTTTTGCGGCGGTATATGGCTTCATCATCTACAACGTAGGAAAAATCATTTTTTACCTTGTTCGTTATGCGGTATACCACATTCGTCGTGACATCAATAAATATAAATCCAATAAAGATAAACAGTAACAAGGCAGGCGGCAGGGATTTCTCTGCTGCCTGTTTTGTAGAAAGGACAATCTCATGAAAACACTTAGTATCGATATTGAAACCTACAGCGATGTGCCACTTCAGAAAGCTGGAGTATATCGCTATGTAGAGTCACCTGATTTTGAAATCTTACTCTTTGCCTACAGTATAGATAATCAGCCTGTTCAAGTCATCGATCTTGCCTGCGGAGAACAGATTCCAAAAGAGATCCTTCTTGCCCTAGAGGATGAATGTGTCATCAAGTGGGCCTTCAACGCTACCTTTGAGCGCATCTGTCTTTCCCGTTTCTTAGGTTATCCGACCGGAGAATATCTGAAACCGAAAAGCTGGCGTTGCTCTATGATATGGTCCGCCACGATGGGGCTTCCACTCTCCTTGGAAGGTGTCGGTGCTGTTCTGGGACTTGAAAAGCAAAAACTCTCAGAAGGTAAAGATCTCATCAAATACTTCTGCCAGCCTTGTGCTCCTACCAAAGCCAATGGTCAACGCACACGTAACCGCCCTTTCCACGCTCCGGACAAGTGGGCCATGTTCAAGAAATACAACATCCGTGATGTAGAAACGGAAATGGGCATCCAGCAGAGACTCGCAAAGTTCCCGGTTCCAGCTCAGATCTGGGATGAATACCATCTGGATCAAGAAATCAACGACCGTGGAGTCCGCTTGGATATGGATCTTGTTGCTGCTGCCATTGATATGGATACTCGCTCTAGGAATGAACTAACAAATACCATGAAAGAAATCACGAAGCTAGAAAATCCAAACTCCGTCCAGCAGATGAAGGCATGGCTTTCCGATAACGGACTGAAAACAGATACTCTTGGTAAGAAAGCTGTCACAGATCTCTTAAAGACTGCTCCGCCAAAGCTTGCACAAGTTCTCACCTTAAGGCAGCAGTTAGCCAAATCTTCCGTTCGTAAATATCAGGCAATGGAAAAGACCGTATGTGCCGATGGTCGTGCCCGTGGTATGTTCCAATTTTATGGAGCCAACCGCACTGGCAGATTTTCCGGTCGTAATATTCAGCTGCAAAATTTACCACAAAACCACCTGGCAGATCTTGCAGAAGCACGTTCACTGGTACGCTCTGGCGACTTTGAAGCCGTTAAACTCCTCTACGAAGATGTGCCGGATACGCTCTCACAGCTTATCCGCACCGCTTTCATCCCCAGAGAAGGGACTCAATTCCTTGTGGCTGACTTTTCTGCTATTGAAGCTCGTGTCATCGCATGGTTTGCAGGTGAAAAATGGCGTCAGGATGTCTTCGCTAAGGGAGGCGACATCTACTGTGCCTCTGCAAGTCAAATGTTTAAGGTCCCCGTTGAAAAGCACGGTATCAATGGTCATCTCAGACAAAAAGGCAAAATTGCAGAACTTGCCCTTGGATACGGTGGTTCTGTGGGTGCACTAAAAGCAATGGGTGCTCTGGATATGGGGCTTACCGAAGATGAACTTCCCCCGCTGGTGGACGCATGGCGACAGTCCAATCCAAACATCGTCAAATTCTGGTGGGATGTGGACCGTGCCGTCATGGAAGCTGTAAAGTTCAAACATACTACCTCACAATATGGTCTTACCTTCTCCTGCAGAAGCGGTATGCTTTTTATCACTCTCCCATCAGGAAGAAAACTGGCATATGTGAAACCGAAGATTGGGACGAATAAATTCGGTGGTCAGTGTATTACCTATGAAGGCATCGGAAGCACCAAGAAGTGGGAACGTCTTGATTCCTACGGTCCGAAATTTGTCGAAAACATCGTACAGGCCACTGCTCGTGATATTCTTTGCTACGCTATGCAAACACTCCGCTGTTGTTCTATTGTTATGCATATTCACGACGAAGTTGTCATCGAAGCTGATCCTAGTATGTCCTTAGACGCAGTTTGTGAGCAAATGGGCCGTACACCACCTTGGGCCAAAAATCTACTGCTAAGAGCCGATGGCTATGCGACACCATTTTATAAAAAAGATTAGATTTTTTCGGCCAAACGGCAAACTCATCTCCATTTAGTAGTGGAGATAAAAATTTCATTTCTGTTTACATCAAAATGAGGCGTTCATCTCCAATGGATATTAGAGATGGACGTCCTTTCTTCATGTCCATCCGGAAAGGAGGAACCTGACATGTCGATCAGCAAATATAACAGCGAAGGCTACCCTGATCCTACTGCTTTTGGCGCACTTTCTTCTATCGAGAATGAAGCCCATGCACTATGTGCTTTCAGACCAATCGTATATATATGCTCTCCCTTTGCCGGAAACATTGAAAAGAATGTAGTTGCTGCCAGAACGTACAGCCGCTTTGCAGTGGAACAAGGATACATTCCTATCGCACCACATCTCCTGTTTCCACAGTTTTTAAATGATACCGACCCCAAAGAACGTGAACTTGGTCTCTTCTTCGGAAATGCCATCATGAGCAAATGCTCTGAGGTCTGGGTCTTTGGAAGTCATATTTCTTCAGGTATGGAAGCAGAAATCAAACGAGCCAAGTGGAAAAATTACCGCCTGCGCTATTTCACAGAGAATCTTGAGGAGGTTTAACACATGTACGAAGTAAAAGAAAATTCAAGAATATTAAAGGACGGAACTGAAATAACAACCTACAGCAGAGATGTGGTAAGTTGCAATATCTTAGAGGTAGAGGCTGGAACCACCGGTTATTGTGGTGGTGATACCGGTCATGGCGGTCGCACTTATTTCCGCATTCAGGATGCAGCTTGCACAGATATGGAAATCCATAACTATACCACTCACTGCGGCAGTAATGGTTTTGAAGTCTGCCTCGGTGGTGACTGCGAGTTAGAAACCATGATTCGAGCTTTGAAATTTATCACCAAGGTTCTCGAAGAAGAATCCAAGGAGGTGTATGACTGATGTTTACCATTTATTCTGCAGATGTTACCGGCAATCCCGGTAACTGTTCCTATCCACACAAGCATGTCATCTTAGACAAGGACAGCCTGAAAGCTGCTATCTGCCACGACTATGTCTGTGCCGAATATAAAAACAGCTACCGCAACGGCGATAACTTCATCGGCAGCGACTGTCTTCCTGTGGACTGCGATAATGATCACTCTGAAAACCCGGATGACTGGGTTACTCCTGATGATATTATGCAGGCTTTTCCGGGTGTCAGTTTTGCTATCCACTATAGTCGCCACAACAATCGTGAGAAAAATGGGAAAGCGGCAAGACCAAAATTTCATGTGCTGTTTCCCATCGAATATGTATCGGATGCCTCTCTCTACAGCGATATGAAAAAAATGGTCAATTCCATATTCCCGTATTTTGATACACAGGCACTAGATGCAGCTCGTTTCTTCTTTGGAACGACTACTGCGGATGTTGCGATTTATCCGGGGCGCACGAATCTGACTGAGTTTTTGGATGAGGACCTGTTCGATGAGGATCTGCCGGAAGGTCAATACGATGGTTCTGCTATTCCGGAAGGAAGTCGTAATGCAACTATGTCTCGTTTTGCCGGTCGTGTCATCAAAAAATACGGTGACTGCGACAAGGCATATCAGACATTTATGGAAGAATCAACAAAGTGTAAGCCTCCGCTGGAAGCATCTGAGCTTGCAACTATCTGGCACAGTGCACAGCGTTTTTATGCAAGACTCTCCCAGCAGGATGGCTACATTGCCCCAGAAGTATATAATGATCCTTCCTGTTACAAGCCTGGAGACTATTCTGACGTAGGACAAGCTGAGGTACTGGCAAAATATTTTTCCGGCGAGCTCCGATACTCTCCGGCAACCCACTTCATCCGATATTCTGATCATTACTGGCAGGAATCCGAACCGGGTGCACAAGCCGTGGCTCATGAGCTTACCAGAAGGCAACTGAAGGAATCTGGCAACGATATGCTCGAAGCTCTCGACAAATTGAAAAACTCCGGTGCACAGTCCCTGCTTGATTCCATGTCTAAGTCCAAGGCAGAACAGCTGATGAATGAGGATCAGATGGAAGCCTATCAGGAATTTCTGGCCGCAAAAGCATATCAACAATTTGCCGTAAAACGTAGAGATTCCAAGAATATTACTTCCACGCTGAAAGAGTCCCGTCCAATGCTGGAGATCTCACCTCGTGACCTTGATGCTGATTGCTTTGCTCTGTGTACACCAGAAGCAACCTATGACTTGCGTAAAGGAATGGCTGGTGCACGTGAACACCTGCCGGAAGATTTCATTACCAAAATTACATCGGTATCTCCAAATTATAAGGGCCAGCAAATTTGGCTGGACTGCCTTGATCTCATCTTTCAGGGTAATCAGGAACTCATCGATTATGTTCAGATGATTTGTGGTCTGGCTGCTATCGGCAAGGTTTACGTGGAAGCCCTCATCATTGCCTACGGTGATGGTCGCAATGGTAAGTCCACCTTCTGGAATGCTATTTCCAGAGTGCTAGGTCTTTACTCCGGCAACATCTCCGCAGATACGCTCACCGTTGGCTGTCGTAGAAACATCAAACCAGAAATGGCCGAGGTCAAAGGTAAGAGACTTCTCATCGCTGCCGAGATGCAGGAAGGCGCTCGTCTGAATGATTCCACCGTCAAACAGCTCTGCTCCACAGATGATGTCTTTGCTGAGAAAAAGTACAAGGACCCGTTCTCGTTCAAACCATGTCACACGCTTGTACTCTACACCAACCATCTGCCTCGTGTCTCTGCATCCGATGATGGTATTTGGAGACGACTTATTGTCATCCCATTCAATGCCAAAATTACAGGAAGCAACGACATCAAGAACTATAGCGAGTATCTTTATGACAATGCTGGCGGCAGCATTTTGGCGTGGGTCATCGAAGGTGCCAAGAAAGTCATCGAATCGGATTACCAGATTCCCGTGCCGGAGTGTGTACAGAATGCCATTGATGAATATCGTAGCCAGAACGATTGGTTCGGTCACTTTCTTTCTGACAAATGTGAAATTGACCCGTCCTATAAAGAAAGCTCTTCTTCTCTTTATCAGGCCTACCGCAACTATTCTCTGGATTGCAACGAGTATGTACGCAGTACCGCTGACTTCTACTTTGCATTGGAGAAAGCTGGCTTTGAGCGAGTTACCATGAGCAGAAAGCGTTACTTTAAGGGTCTGCGCTTACATGAGGACGCCGATGCAGACGAGGATTTTATGAATTAAGGCCACTTATGACAAGGTGTATCAAAGTGTTTTATAAAACTTTTCTTAGACCTATAAAATTATGAATAAGAAAAAGTATGGAAAATACCATTGATACACCTTGCACATCTTCAATTTAACGGCCTGATGGAGGACAAGTATGTTAGAAAAAACGATAGAAAATAAATTGACAACTGCAGTAAAAAAGGCTGGCGGTATCGCACCGAAGTTCGTGTCTCCTTCTTTCGCAGGGATGCCCGACCGCCTGATCTTATTACCTGATGGGAAGTTTGCCTTCGCAGAATTAAAGGCACCCGGAGAATCTCCACGCCCACTGCAAAAGGCACGGCACAGACTTCTTCGCTCTCTGGGCTTTCGAGTCTATGTGATTGATAGCGTTGAGCAGATTGGAGGAATGATTGATGAACTTCAAACCTCATGATTATCAGGCCTATGCCATTGACTATATTGAGACACATCCCATAGCTGCAGTCCTTCTCGATATGGGTCTTGGAAAAACAGTCATTTCCCTGACTGCCATCGCTGATCTGTTATTCGATAGCTTTGAAGCCCACCGCATCCTTGTGATTGCCCCACTTCGAGTAGCTAGAGACACATGGCCCACTGAAATCAAGAAATGGCAGCATCTGAAGCACCTGACCTTTGCTATCTGCGTCGGAACACCGAAAGAACGAAAAGTCGCTTTGATGGCCAGAGCCGATATAACAATCATCAACAGAGAAAATCTTCAATGGCTTATCGAGTCCAGTGGATTTCCCTTCGACTACGATATGGTAGTCATCGACGAGCTTTCTTCCTTCAAGAATCAAAATTCAAAGAGGTTCAAATCTCTGCTGAAGGTAAGACCAAGCGTCAAGCGCATCATTGGCCTGACCGGAACACCAAGTAGTAATGGTCTCATGGATTTGTGGGCCGAGTTTCGATTACTGGATTTAGGAAAACGCCTCGGTCGCTTCATTACCGAGTACCGAAACAACTACTTTGTACCGGACAAAAGGAATGGTCAGATCATCTATTCCTATAAGCCACAGCCCTACGCGGAGGAACGTATCTATAGTCAAATTTCTGATATCACCATTTCCATGAAATCGACAGACCATCTACAGATGCCTGAACTCATCTCTTCCGAGTATGAGGTTCATTTGTCCGAAGATGAAGTTGCCAGATACGAGGAATTAAAGAGCGACTTGGTGTTAGAACTACCTGATGGAGAAATCACCGCAGCAAATGCTGCCTCTCTTACCGGAAAGTTGTCCCAGCTCGCAAATGGTGCCATTTATTCCGATACCGGTGAAATCATCGAGTTTCATAACAGAAAGCTGGATGCTCTGGAGGATATCATCGAATCCGCCAATGGCAAACCTGTTCTTGTAGCCTATTGGTTCAAGCACGACCTTACCCGTATTAAAAAGCGCTTTGATGTGAGAGAAATAAAATCCAGCAAGGACATCGCCGACTGGAATGTCGGAAAGATACCAGTCGCAGTCATTCATCCTGCATCTGCCGGTCATGGACTCAATCTACAGGCTGGCGGCTCCACCCTTATCTGGTTTGGGCTGACATGGTCACTGGAATTATATCAGCAGACCAACGCCCGACTTTGGAGACAGGGTCAAATCTCCGGAACCGTGGTGATAGAGCATATCATCACTAAAGGAACCATTGATGAGCGTATTCTGAAGGCTCTCTCCAAGAAGGAGCTGACACAGAATGCCCTTATCGATGCAGTAAAAGCAAACCTATGACAGTCTTTGACAAAACACGACAATCCGTGCAAATCCGAGGGAAATAAAACAATCCGGAGGTAAAGCATGAACGCAAAAGAATATTTATTACAGGCTCGCTATCTTGATGAACGCATTACATCAAAGACTCAACAGATTGCATCCTTAAATGATCTTGCTACCAAATGTACTTCCACCATTTCAGATATGCCTAGAAACCCAAACCACGGTGGTTCCAGAATGGAAGAGGCCATTTTGAAAATCATTGAATTGGAGGATTGCCTGAAGAAAGACATCGAAAAGCTGGTGGATTTAAAGAAAGAAATCATGGGTGTTATCCATGCTGTTCCCAACGTAGAATACCAGATGCTACTGGAAAAACGCTATCTCTGCTTCATCACTTGGGAACAGATAGCAGTGGATCTGAACTATTCTATACAGCACATACATCGTATGCATAGCGCAGCATTAAAAGAAATCGTGGTTCCACAGATGGATGAGAGTTAATGTGATAGAATGAGAGTCCTTTCTTATGATAATATTACAATAGCGAAAGTGATAATCGCAGAGAGCCTTGTGGGAGTCAATCCTACAGGGCTTTTCTTATGCCAAAACGGAAGGAGGAATACGATGCCAAGAAAACTAAAACGTCCCTGCTCCTATCCCGGATGCCCTAATCTGACAGACGGACGCTTCTGTCCGGAACATGAAAAGAACGAAGCCAAACGCTACGAGAAGTACGACCGAGATCCAAATACCAAGCGTCGCTATGGACGTGCATGGAAACGTATCCGCGACAGCTATGCTGCTGCCCATCCTCTTTGTGAGATGTGCCTTGAGAACGGTATCTACACACCAACCGAGCAGATACACCATGTAAAACCTCTTTCACAAGGTGGAACGCATGATAGAGAAAACTTGATGGCTCTTTGCAAATCCTGCCATGCCAAGATTCATGCGGAACATGGCGACCGTTGGCACAACCGGTAGGGGCCAGTAAATCTCTACGGCGAAGTCACCGGGGAACGGGCGTGGGGTCTCACGCACAAAGTCGCAATTTCAAACGGGGTATATAGGCCCCTGAACTGGAGGTGTAAAAATGGCTAAGGACGGTACAAACCGTGGCGGCGCTCGTATCGGCGCTGGAGCCAAGAAAAAGCCCTTAGCTGACAGGATTGCTGAGGGAAACCCGGGCAAACGTGAGTTGACTGTCATCGACTTTACAGACAGCTCTGTCGATTTAGAAAGTCAGCCGATGCCCAAACCATCCAAGATGTTATCTGCAAAGCAAAAGAACGGTAAAAAGCTAGTTGCTGCAGAAGTTTATAAGAAAACATGGAATTGGCTGCACGAACGTGGCTGCGCTGCTCTTGTCTCTCCGGAGCTTCTGGAACGCTATGCTATGAGTGTTGCCCGTTGGATTCAATGCGAAGAAGCAATCACAGAGTTTGGATTTCTCGCAAAGCATCCGACTACAGGCAATGCGATCCAATCTCCCTATGTAGCCATGAGTCAGAACTTTATGAGTCAGACCAATCGTCTCTGGATGGAGATCTATCAAATCGTAAAAGAAAATTGTGCCACTGAATATAACGGAGCCACACCACAGGATGATGTGATGGAAAGACTCCTGCTGGCACGGAAAGGAAATTGATATGGATTTATCTGAATTTATGAGCTTGCTAAAGAAGTATCGCAGGCATCTAACCTTCCAGCAGTTTAGCACGCTCAAAGGACAGGCTAAAGCTGGTGACATAGATGCCGCTTTCAAAGGATTAAAAAAATTATTACACAGGAGGGCTGCATCATGCTAATTGAAAAGAAAAATGTCGCAGAGCTTCTTCCTGCTGATTACAATCCCCGAAAAGATTTGAAGCCCGACGATAAAGAATATGAGAAATTGAAACGCTCCATTGAGCAGTTTGGATATGTAGAACCGGTCATCTGGAATGCCACTACCTCTCGTGTCGTTGGCGGACACCAGAGATTAAAGGTTCTCATCGATATGGGCATCACGGAAGTAGAATGCGTCATTGTTGAAATGGATGAGGATAAAGAGAAAGCACTGAATGTTGCTCTAAACAAAATCAGTGGTGAATGGGATAACGACAAGTTGGCCCTTCTTATCGCTGACCTGCAAGGTGCTGACTTTGACGTCTCCCTCACCGGATTTGAACCGGAAGAACTCGAAGATCTGTTCCGTGAAGACACGAAAAAAGGTGTGCAGGATGACAATTTTGATGTGGATGCTGAGCTTGTAAAACCGACCTTCTCCAAGACCGGTGACCTGTGGCTCCTTGGTGATCATCGTCTTGTCTGTGGTGACTCCACGAAGCCTGAAACCTACGAACTTCTGATGAATGGAAAGAAGGCAAATCTGGTTGTGACTGATCCTCCGTACAATGTCAATTATGAAGGTAGCGCCGGTAAGATTAAGAACGACAATATGGGAAACGATGCCTTCTATCAGTTCCTGCTTGATGCCTATACACGCATATATGAATCGATGGCAGATGATGCTTCTATCTATGTTTTTCACGCAGATACGGAAGGCCTTAACTTCCGCAGAGCTTTTGCCGATGCTGGTTTTTATCTCTCTGGCTGCTGTATCTGGAAAAAGCAGTCCCTTGTCCTCGGACGCAGCCCTTACCAATGGATGCATGAGCCTTGTCTCTTTGGATGGAAAAAATCTGGTAAGCATCAGTGGTATACCGGACGAAAAGAAACGACCATCTGGGAATTTGATAAGCCTAAAAAGAATGGTGATCATCCTACAATGAAGCCTATTCCTCTTCTGGCCTATCCGATTATGAATTCCAGCATGACCAACTCTCTGGTCCTCGACCCGTTTGGCGGCTCCGGCAGCACGCTCATCGCCTGTGAACAAACCGGTCGTATCTGCTACACCATAGAGCTGGATGAAAAGTTCTGCGATGTCATTGTCAAACGTTACATCGAGCAGGTCGGTTCCTCTGAGAAGGTTTCCGTCATCCGTGATGGTTTAACCTATTCCTACGATGAAATTACTCTGGAAGCTGAGGATGCCACTCTTTTGTAAGTAGGTAATGTACACAATCCATAGGGCACATATTTGTCGATGTTTTTCTCCGATATCGCTTGCTATTATGTGCCTTTAGAGTGATATATGTACTACCAAAACAAAGGAGGACACCTACATGAACATTATTTTAAACGAATCCGAAAGAAAGCCGCTGGCAGCCCTGCTTGGCGAGTACAAGAACACAAAACCGCAATACCTGAGAGCTCCTTCCTACGCCTATCAGATTGGGGATCTTCTCCTGACACGCGAAGGAAACATTGAGGGTCCGGACACTGTGAGCCAAACTGAATACGACGAACTGCTTGCTCTCTTGGACGCAAACGGCTACTGCCGGAAAGAAACGGATTTTCATCCGGCTCAGGAACCAGAAGTTGAAGCAACTTCTACAGACGAAACAGGACTTACCATTACCATTCCACTTGAGGATGTTAATGTTGGGAACCTCACCAACCTTCTGGATGCCAAAGGATTCCTCATCAAGCATGCCCTGCACATTGATGACCTTCGCTTTGAACTGAGTGAAGACAACATTTCCTTCCCTTGGTTCTCAGAACTTCCTGCACCGGATGAAATCCACGCCTACAGCACACTGATTACAGCCCTTTGTAAAATGAGCAAGGATCAGAAACGAGTCAGCGCCACAGAAAAACCGGTAGACAACGAACGCTACGCTTTCCGCTGCTTTCTTCTTCGCCTCGGCTTCATCGGGGACGAGTACAAAACGGACCGCAAAATCCTGATGCGATATCTTCCGGGTAACAGCGCATTCAAAGGAGGTGAAGGCCATGCAATTTCCAAGTAAGGAACAGGTGGCCCGCCAGCGCCGCCTTTATCCAGCTGGCACTCGTATAGAGCTAGTCCAGATGGACGACGCACAGGCCCCTCCAGTGGGCACACGAGGCACCGTCATCGGTGTCGACGATACCGGAAGTATCATGGTGGATTGGGACAATGGCTCCGGACTCAACATAATCTACGGTGTAGATCGCTGCCGAAAGGTTCCGACCAACGACTAAAATACACAGTTTTCTCCACGAATATTTGTGTACTATATGTCTCAAATTGACTTGCTATTATGTGCTTTTAGAGTGATATATAGTACTGCCAAAACCGAAAACACATTTTTAGGAGGAACCTACCATGAAAGAAATCAGAACATTTGAAGCAGCCATCGAGCAGAATGCCAAGAGCCTTGAGGAACTCGGCATTAACGCAACCTTATTCTGGGCATATAGAACCAGCAAGGAAACCGGAAACGAGCTCATCGACTTCAACGAGGTCATTTGGGATTACGACATTGAAGAAATTGCTCAGACCTTAAGAGCCAACGGCATCACCGAATTTACCATCAGCTCCACCTTTTCAAGCCTCATCGAAACCCTTGCAGCTTTCGAGAAACAAGGCATCAGCATGGCTGGCCTTACCACAGTAAAGGCACGCTACGCGGATTGGAAAACCGGCGAACACGCCCTTATCCCTGCAATCAAGATGACGGTAAAGGAGGCATAAACCATGTGGAAAGAAGGAACAATCGGTATTCCAAAGAAAAACGGCGGATACAAAAGCGTAAAATACTGGGTGAAATACTTTGATGAACCGAGTGAAGATTACGGTATCAACGGCGGTAAGATTTCAAAACTCAGCCTGAAGATGAATGGTGAGTGGATTGCCAACTACGACAGAGGCTGGGACATCGAGCCAACCTGCGAAGAAGCCAATCTTACACTTAGCATCCTGCTGAACGAGTTAAACTAAACCACCTGAAGAGAATATCAGGCAGGACGGTCCCGGATGGGGCTGTTCCTCGTTATAGACGTCGCCACCTGGCGGCTATTTTTATTTCTGCGAAAGGAGGCGCATACATTTGCGTAAACTTGAAAACTACACACCGACACGCTTTATGGCTGCGGACTCCACCTACAATAAACAGATGGCGGATTACGCAGTCAATTTTATTGAATGTCTTTGTCACACCAAAGGCACATGGGCCGGTAAGCCCTTTGAGCTCATCGACTGGCAGGAACAGATTATAAGAGATATCTTTGGCACATTGAAACCGAACGGCTATCGACAGTTTAACACTGCCTATGTGGAAATTCCTAAGAAAATGGGTAAGTCAGAGCTTGCTGCTGCCGTTGCCCTACTCCTTACCTGCGGTGATGGCGAAGAACGTGCCGAAGTTTATGGCTGCGCAGCTGACCGCCAGCAGGCAACCATTGTATTTGATGTGGCTGCCGATATGGTGCGTATGTGTCCTGCACTGAATCGGCGAGTAAAAATTCTTGCTTCCCAGAAACGTATCGTCTACCAACCGACCAACAGCTTCTATCAGGTATTGTCCGCCGAGGCTTACTCAAAGCATGGTTTCAACATTCACGGTGTCGTATTCGATGAACTACATACTCAGCCCAACCGAAAGCTCTTTGATGTTATGACCAAGGGCTCCGGCGATGCCAGAATGCAGCCGCTTTACTTCCTTATCACAACCGCCGGAACAGATACCAACAGTATCTGCTATGAAACACATCAGAAGGCCAAGGACATCTTGGAAGGCAGAAAGATAGATCCAACTTTCTATCCTGTCATCTATGGTGCCGATGAAGCCGATGACTGGACAGATCTGGAGGTTTGGAAGAAAGCAAATCCTTCTCTTGGTATCACAGTCGGCATCGACAAAGTTGAAGCTGCCTGTGAATCTGCAAAACAGAATCCCGGCGAGGAGAATTCCTTCAGACAACTAAGACTTAACCAGTGGGTCAAGCAGGCAGTTCGTTGGATGCCAATGGAAAAATGGGATGCATGCTCGTTCAAGGTTGATGAAGAATCCTTAGAGGGTCGCGTCTGCTATGGTGGTCTGGATCTTTCTTCCACTACGGATATTACAGCTTTCGTGCTGGTATTTCCTCCACTTGATGAAGATGACAAATTCTGCATCCTTCCGTACTTCTGGATACCGGAAGATACGCTGGACCTTCGAGTAAGGCGAGATCATGTCCCTTACGATGTCTGGGAACGTCAAGGCTTTCTGGAGACCACAGAAGGAAACGTTGTCCACTACGGCTATATTGAGAAATTTATAGAGCGTCTCGGAGAGCGCTTCAATATCAGAGAGATCGCCTTTGACCGCTGGGGAGCTGTTCAGATGGTACAGAACTTAGAAGGCATGGGCTTTACTGTTGTTCCGTTTGGTCAGGGATTTAAGGATATGTCCCCACCGACAAAAGAACTTATGAAGCTAACACTGGAACAAAAGTTGGCTCACGGTGGTCATCCGGTACTTCGTTGGATGATGGATAACATTTATATCCGCACTGATCCAGCTGGCAATATAAAGGCAGACAAAGAAAAATCCACAGAGAAAATCGACGGAGCTGTTGCCACCATCATGGGCCTTGACCGTGCGATCCGCTGTGGAAACAATACCGGTGCTTCTGTCTACGATGAAAGAGGCATTTTATTCATATAAAAATGGAGCCCTTGTTTTTACATCAAAAGCTCCATTACTGTTTATTTATTTGAATTTATGATTCCTTCAATATCACGGCCACCGTAGAATATTCGAGCTACTGTAACTGCCCTTTCCTCGTCATCAACAAGGTAGTACACAATAAAGTTGTCTACAGGAAACTGATGCATTTTCATCGAATGCCAAGGCTCCCAGTCAACTAACGCATAACGAGCTGGCATGAAATCCAATGAACGAACCTCTTTTCGGATGCGGCCCAGCTGAGCGGTAGCAGCTTCTGGAACAAGGAGTTCATTCGCAATGTACGAATATATCTCACGTAAGTCGTCAAGCGCATCTACAGAATAGCCGACTTTATAGCTATCTGTCATATGCCAAACTCCTTTGCAAGTGCCGCATCGACTTCATCTGCAGAATATACCTTTCCTGCTTTGATGGAATCAACACCCTTCTGGAGTTCTGCATCAAGCTGTTCTCTGGTCATTGCACCAACAGCTAATGGCTTAGAAGAAGGAAGTTTCAGTTCAAATGGCATACCCTTCTTCAGTACAATCTGGCTATAAAGCATCTGAATTGCACTGGATGGAGAAATGCCAAGCTGAGAAAGAATGCTCTCAGCATTATCCTTGAGATTGGTATCTATTCTTGCATAAACAGCAGATGTATTTGCCATAGTATCGCCTCCTTTTTCTTTATTATATTCGCTTTTGCTTGCGATTGCAAGCATTTGCATAGATTATTTTATGACAAAACTTTGAATTTTATACGCCCTTTACGGCAGAAAGGAATATTTATGGGATTCTTATCAGGACTGTTTCACTCCAGGGACAAGCCCACCAACAGCACCAATGGCAGTGCCTACCGCTTTCTCTTTGGTGGAAGCAACTCCGGCAAAGCCGTCAATGAACGAAGTGCCATGCAGATGACCGCAGTTTATGCCTGCGTCAGGATTCTTTCGGAGTCCATCGCTGGGCTTCCGGTCCATGTCTATAAATACACGGACTCTGGCAGCAAAGAAAAAGCGATCAAGCATCCATTATATCGATTAGTACATGATGAGCCAAATCCGGAAATGACATCCTTCGTTTTCCGAGAGACCTTGATGACGCATCTGCTTCTTTATGGAAATGCCTATGCGCAAATTATCCGAAATGGCAAAGGCGAAGTCATCGCACTCTATCCACTAATGGCCAATCGAATGAGTGTGGATCGTGACAATAAAGGGCACCTCTACTACCAATATCAAATGCAAGATTCCGATGCACCAACTATGAAAAACGGAACAGTCATCCTGAAGTCATCGGATGTACTCCACATTCCAGGCCTTGGCTTTGACGGTCTGGTCGGTTACTCTCCTATTGCTATGGCTAAAAACGCTATCGGTCTTGCAATTGCAACCGAGGAATATGGTGCTAAGTTCTTTGCAAACGGTGCCACACCGGGAGGCATTCTGGAATATCCCGGCACCGTAAAAAATCCTGAAGCTGTCAGAGAAAGCTGGACCAAAGGCTTCTCTGGAAACAACTCTCATAAGGTAGCTGTTTTGGAAGAAGGCATGAAATACACGCCTATCTCCATCTCACCAAATGAAGCACAGTTTCTGGAAACAAGAAAATTTCAAATTGATGAAATAGCTCGAATCTTCAGGGTGCCACCTCATATGGTCGGTGATCTGGAAAAGTCGAGCTTTTCTAATATTGAGCAGCAATCTCTCGAATTTGTGAAGTACACCTTGGAGCCTTGGATTGTCCGTTGGGAGCAGTCCATTAACCGAGCCCTTCTATCTGAATCAGAGAAGGCTGCTTATTTTGTAAAGTTCAATGTCGACGGTCTCTTGCGTGGTGATTATCAAAGCCGAATGAACGGTTATGCCACTGCAAGACAGAATGGCTGGATGTCTGCAAACGATATCCGTGAACTTGAAAACCTGGACCTCATCCCACCGGAACTTGGTGGTGACTTATATCTCATCAACGGAAACATGACCAAACTGGAGGATGCAGGAATATTCGCAGCGAGCGACACAGGGGTCCCCGAAGAGTTGAATAACTCTTTGGGGAGAGGACAAGCAGCGAAACAAATGAGCTTTTCGCACTCGTGCGGAAACGAATGCTGTGTAGCTTGTGAGGACGACAGAAAGGAGGACGAGAACGATGAAGAAGTTCTGGAAGTGGAAGAATCAGACGGTGACCAATCAGGAGACGCAGGAACAGACACTGGAGAGGACATTGTTTCTAAACGGCACCATCGCAGAGGAAAGCTGGTTTGATGACGATATCACACCTAAGCTCTTTCGAGATGAGCTGTTTGCTGGAAACGGAGACATCACCATTTGGATTAACTCTCCTGGAGGCGACTGCGTGGCCGCAGCTCAGATTTACAACATGATGATGGAATATCCCGGCAATGTCACTGTGAAGATTGATGGCATCGCAGCCTCTGCTGCATCTGTCATCGCTATGGCTGGCACAAAGGTACTGGTATCGCCAGTTTCCATGCTTATGATTCATAATCCGATGACTGCAGCTATGGGAGATACATCTGAAATGCAAAAAGCTATCGCCATGTTGGATGAAGTCAAGGAGTCCATCATCAACGCCTATGAAATCAAAACGGGCATGAGCCGTGCCAAGCTCTCTCATCTCATGGATGCAGAAACCTGGATGGATGCACACACAGCTATCGATATGGGTTTTGCCGACGGAATCCTGGCAAGGCCTGCAGAAACACCTGTAGAAAATAATGCGACTGGCCCGATGCTCTTCTCTCGTGCAGCGGTGACCAATTCTCTTATGGATAAGCTGGCTGCAAAGTGCCGCATTAAGAAGCCTGAAACATCGGAACGCTCTGTAGATTCTCTCATGGAGCGTCTTGACCTAATCAAACAATACATTTAATGGAGGTATTCAACTATGACTATTTTAGAACTGCGTGAAAAGCGCAATACAGCGTGGAATGTTGCCAAGGCATTTCTCGATTCTCACCGTACCGAGAAAGGTACTCTTACCGCCGAGGACGATGCTACTTATTCCAGAATGGAACAGGAAATCGCCGATCTTGGTAAAGAAATTGCTCGTCTTGAAAGACAAGAAGCATTGGAGGCCGAGCTTAATAAGCCGGTAAACAAGCCTCTCACTTCTAAGCCGGGTAATTCAGCCAACGATAAACCTAAAAAAACTGGTCGTGCTTCTGATGAATACAAGAATGGTATGCTTCAGGCACTCCGCACCAACTTTCGTCAGGTATCCAATATTCTGCAAGAAGGTGTGGACGCTGATGGTGGCTACCTTGTGCCGGAGGAATATGACAATCGTCTGATTGATGTTCTTACCGAAGAAAACATCATGCGAAGTCTTGGCCACACCATCACAACTTCCGGAGAGCATAAGATCAACATCGCTGCTACGAAACCTGCGGCTGCATGGATTGAGGAAGGCGGCGCACTTCAGTTCTCTGATGCGACCTTCAGCCAGATCCTTTTGGATGCGCACAAGCTTCATGTAGCTATCAAGGTCACCGAAGAACTTCTCTATGATAACGCCTTCGGTCTTGAAAATTACATCATCGATCAGTTTGGTAAGGCTTTGGCAAATGCCGAAGAGGATGCATTCCTCAACGGTGACGGTTCCGGCAAACCGACAGGACTTTTTGCTACAGCTGGTGGCGGTACGGTAGCCGGTACACTTTCTGCTGCGATCAAGTCTGATGATATACTTGACCTTGTATACGCTCTTAAGCGTCCGTATCGTAAGAATGCAAGTTTCATCATGAATGATAAAACACTGGCACAGCTCCGCAAGCTGAAGGACAACAATGGTGCATACATCTGGCAGCCATCTTATCAGACCGGTGAACCGGATAAGGTACTTGGCTATGCCGTTCATACCTCTGCATATGCGCCGGAGAATGCTATCGCTTTCGGTGATTACAGTTATTACAACATTGGTGATCGCGGTACTCGCTCCTTCAAACAGCTCACTGAGCTTTTTGCAGGCAACGGTATGATTGGCTATGTAGCAAAGGAACGTGTTGATGGCAAACTTATTCTTCCGGAAGCAGTACAGATTTTGAAACTCAGTGGTTCTTCTAAGGGCTAAGTATGAAAGGTAGCGTCTTCTCTTATGAGACGCTGCCTTTCTTTTATGATTGGAGGCGATAAACGATGATTGTCACTTTAGAAGAAATGAAGCAGTATCTCCGAGTGGATTTTGATGATGACGATTTCCTCATCGAGACGCTCATCACATCAGCTACACGCCTCTGCATGGATATTACAAGGCGGAATGAAGATGTCTTTGAAGAAAGTGAGAATGCAAAGCCTGCTGTCTATTATGCGGTAGCTTACCTCTACGAACACCGTGAAGAAGCTGATCATCATGCTCTGACACTGACTTTACGCTCTCTTCTCTTCGGTTCCAGAAAGGAGGCCTTCTGATGAATATTGAGCTACTCAATGTCCGCATCTACATTCAGAAGAATGAAGTTATCTCCGATGCAATTGGAAATCGAAAGAACGCTTGGAAAAATTACTACACCTGCTATGCCACCGTTAGTGCAGAAGCTGGAAAGGAATCCACCGATGCCGGTCTTGTCATAGATGATTCCAAGATTGATTTTACGATCCGTTACTGCAAGAAAGCTGCTGCTCTTACCTCTACTGGATATCGATTACAGTTTGGAAGTGAACTATATGACATTTTAGCAGTAGACCATATGAATTTTAAACGAAAATATATCAAACTCTCCTGTCAGAAAGTGAGGCGGTGACATGGCCCAGAAAGTAAAAATTGACGGTCTTGCCGAAGCTGTTATGAAGGAACTCACCGAATATGCTAACCTTGCGACGGTAGATATGAAAGCTGCTGTCAAAAAAGCCGGTAACACTGTAAAGAAGCAGATACAAAGTACTGCTCCAAAAGATACTGGTGCCTACGGCAAGAGCTGGTCAGTGAAGAACACAAAGGAAGCCTCCAAATCACTGGAGGTCACTGTGTATTCCAGAAATCGCTATCAGTTAGCCCACCTCCTGGAATTTGGTCATGCCAAGCGTGGCGGTGGCCGTGTGTCCGGTCGTTCCCACATCGCGCCTGCAGAAGAAGCTGGTATCAAAGAACTGGAATCTGAGATTGAGAGGTGTCTGAAAAATGGATAGATTACTGCAAATCCTATCGGAGATGGCCCTTCCCTTTGCCTATGACCACTTTGCTGAAGGAGAATCGCCAAATACACCATTCATCTGCTACCTGCTTCCGGGAAGCGATAACTTCTCCGCAGATGGCCGTGTCTATTACAAAATCAACGAGGTTCATATTGAGCTCTACTGTGATAGCAAGAACCCGGCATTGGAAGCAACACTGGAAGCTGTGCTTGATGAGCACGGCATTTTTTATAACAAAACAGAGGTCTGGATTGAGAGCGAAAAGCTCTATGAAGTCCTCTACACATTTGAAATGGAGGTTTAATCAACATGGGTAATAAAGTCAAATATAACCTAAAAAATGTTCATGCCGCCAAGCTCACTCGTGGCGAGGACGGCTCCTTTACCTACGCTAAGCCGAAGGCTATTCCCGGTGCAGTCAGCATCAGCTTGGATGCCGAGGGTGACAGCTCTCCGTTCTATGCCGACGGTATCGTATATTTCCGTTCCACTGCCAACAACGGTTACAGTGGTGATTTGGAAATCGCACTCATTCCGGAATGGTTCCGTACAGAAATTCTGAAAGAAGAGCTTGATAACAACGGCGTGCTTATTGAAAATGCAACCATCACCGAACTGGAGAAGTTCGCATTGCTCTTTGAGTTTGACGGTGATGTCAGAAGCATTCGCCATGTGCTTTACAACTGTACTTCCTCTCGTCCGTCCATTGAATCTGAGACTAAAGAGGATACCATCGAGCCGGGTAAAGAAAAGCTCACGCTTACTGCTGATCCTAGAGAAGATGGTCTCGTCAAGAGCCGCACCGGTGATGCGACAGACGCAGAAATTTATAAAAACTGGTACCAGCAGGTTTATGTGCCGGTACCTAAGACAGAAGGATAAGGAGGACGTAAGACATGTTAGAAAAAACAATTACAATCGGTGATAAACAGGTCAAATTCCGTTCCTCCGCTACTATTCCCAGACTCTACCGTGCAAAATTCAAGCGTGATATCTTCAAAGACCTCTCACGCCTTGAATCATCCTATAAGGGTAATTCTGATGATGGTTCATCCTTTGAGATCGAAGACTTGGAGATTTTCGAGAACGTGGCCTATATCATGGCCTACCATGCTGACCACAGTATTCCGGCAACCATTGAAGAGTGGCTGGATGAATTTGAGATGTTCTCCATCTATGAGGTACTTCCTGAAATTCTCGAACTCTGGGGCATGAATCTTCAGACAGAAATTGAATCTAAAAAAAACTTCATCGCAGTAGCCGGGAAATGACCACACCGTTGTTTCTCCTGCGTTGTATTGAAATCGGTATCTCTATCAGAGACCTTGACCTTTTAACCATTGGAATGGTGATGGACATTTGGACAGAAAAAGCAAATGACGATGTAAAATACCAGCAAATCGCAACACAGGAGGACTTCGACAAATTCTAAGGAGGTGACGTACAAGTGGCAAATCGAATCAAAGGTATCACTGTTGAAATCGGTGGCGATACGACCGGCCTAGATAAAGCCTTAAAATCGGTCAATACTTCAATCCGCTCTACCCAGTCTGCCCTGAAGGACGTCAACCGCCTCTTGAAGCTGGACCCTTCCAATACAGAATTACTCTCCCAAAAGCAAAGACTCTTGAAAGATGCCATCGCAGCCACAAAGGAAAAGCTGGATTCACTCAAGGTAGCACAGGAGCAGGCCAAGCAACAGTTGGAAAATGGAGAACTCGGTCAGGACAAATATGACGCTCTTCAGCGTGAAATCGTAGAGACCGAGGAAGAATTACGACGCCTGCAGCAAGAAGCCGCCACTACAAACACTGCGCTTTCTAAAATAGATGTGGCTGGTCAAAAGATGGAGGCCGTCGGTAATTCCATCGCTGGTGCCGGTAAAAAGATGATGGGCGTGACCACCGTAATTGGTGGTGTCGGTGTCGCCGCAGTAAAAACAGCAGCTGACTTTGACTCCGCAATGAGTCAGGTAGCTGCTGTTTCTGGTGCTACAGGTAAGGACTTTGATGCTCTCAGAAATAAAGCCCGTGAAATGGGTGCTAAAACTAAGTTCTCTGCAACGGAAGCCGCAGAAGCTATGAACTACATGGCGATGGCCGGTTGGAAAACGGAAGATATGCTGGATGGTATCGAGGGTGTCATGAACCTTGCTGCTGCCTCTGGTGAGGACTTAGCAACAACTTCTGACATCGTAACCGATGCCTTGACTGCCTTCGGACTTTCAGCCAAAGACTCCGGCCATTTTGCAGACATCCTTGCAGCAGCATCTTCCAATGCAAATACGAATGTATCCATGATGGGTGAAACCTTCAAATACTGTGCTCCTATTGCTGGTGCACTTGGTTTCTCCGCTGAGGATACTGCGGAAGCCATAGGCCTTATGGCCAACGCCGGTATCAAGTCTTCTCAGGCTGGTACCGCCCTCCGTACTATTATGAACAACCTTGCTGGTGATGTGAAAATCAGTGGTAAGGCCATCGGAGATGTCACTATTGCCACTACCAACGCAGATGGTTCCATGCGTGACCTTTCTGATATTTTATCTGACTGTCGTTCTGCTTTTAGAAACTTAACAGAATCCGAAAAAGCGCAAGCCGCTGAATCACTTGTCGGTAAGAATGCCATGTCCGGCTTCCTAGCTCTGATGAATGCTGGCCAAGGCGATATTGATAAGCTTTCCTCTGCAATTGATAACTGTGACGGATCAGCCGAAAAAATGGCTACGACTATGCAGGATAATCTTGCCGGTCAGCTTACTATCTTAAAGTCTCAGCTTCAGGAGCTTGCTATTTCTTTTGGCGATATCTTAATGCCTGCTATTCGCTCCATCGTATCGAAATTGCAAGGTTTCGTAGATAAACTTAACGGAATGGATGAAGGCACCAAGAGAACCATTGTTACCATTGCTCTTTTAGTCGCCTCAATCGGTCCATTGCTTGTCATCATCGGAACAGCCATCTCGAAAATTGGTGTGGCTATGCAGGGCTTTGTGAAGCTGGCAAATGGTATCAGCAAACTGAAAGTTGCTGTCCAAGGTGGAACCGGCGTTCTTGGAAAACTTGGTGCTGCACTTGGTGGCATCTCTGCTCCCGTGTTGGCTGTTGTTGCTGTTATTGCCGTTTTGGTAGCTGCCTTTGTTCACCTTTGGAAAACCAACGAGGGCTTCCGGGATGCAATTATCGGGACTTGGAACCGTATCAAAGATACTATCTCCGGTTTTTGTCATGGTATTGTTGACAGGCTGAATGCTCTGGGATTTCAGTTCACTGATATCGTGGATGTTCTAAAGACAGTATGGGATGGTTTTTGTCAGGTTCTCGCTCCAATCTTTGAAGGAGTATTTAACAACATTGCCAATATTCTCTCCACAGTAACTGGTGTAATCACCGGCATTCTGGATGTCTTTATCGGCATCTTTACCGGGAATTGGTCACAGGCGTGGACTGGTGTAAAGGAAATATTTTCCTCTATCTGGAACGGAATCAGTAGCTTCTTTACCAACATTCTCAATGTTATCAAGGGCGTTGCAGATGTCGTCCTTGGATGGTTTGGCACTAGCTGGAATGAAGTCTGGACAAATATCAAGACCTTCTTTAAAGGAATCTGGAATGGTATTGCTACGTTCTTTACCACCATATGGGAGACACTGAAAAATGTCGTAACCGTCGGTATCATGGCGATAGGTTCCATTTTAAGTGCTGCTTTTGATATTATTACACTTCCATTTCGCCTTATCTGGGAGAACTGCAAGGAAATTATTATCTCAGTCTGGGATGCTATTAAATCCAAGGTGACAACTGTCATTCATGCAGTGGCATCTGTGATCAGCACTGTGATGAACGCCATCAAGACGATATTTTCTACTGTGTGGAATGCGATAAAGACAGTGGTGACCACAGTAGTAAATGCCATCAAGTCTGTCGTAACGACTGTGTTCAATGCTATCAAAAGCACAGCAACCAGCGTATGGAATGCAATAAAAACCGCTGTTACAACTCCGGTTAACGCCATCAAAAGCACTGTCACAACAGTATTAAATTCTGTAAAAAGTACAGTTAGTAGCATCTTTAATGGAATCAAATCAACTGCTACTTCCGTGTGGAACGGAATAAAAACTGCTATTACAACGCCTATCGAAGCCGCAAAGAACAAGGTCAAAAGTGTGGTTGATGCTATCAAGGGATTTTTCTCCGGCATGAAGATTTCTCTTCCGCACATCAAGCTACCACATTTCAAAGTGAGTGGCAAACTGTCCATCGCTCCACCTTCTGTACCACATCTTTCTATTGATTGGTACAAGGAAGGCGGCATCATGACTAGCCCTACTATCTTTGGAATGAACGGATCTTCTTTGATGGCTGGAGGTGAAGCCGGTGCAGAAGCTATCCTTCCTCTCGCCGGTTTCTACAAACAGCTGGAAGCGATGATTTCCAGTCATCTCAATACCAGTGCAATGGAAAAATATCTGGCGGTCATTGCTGATAATTCCAGTAAGGGCATCTACCTTGAGGACGGTACACTTGTTGGCCATCTGCTCCCGGCAATCGACGGTGAGCTCGGCAAAGCTCAAAAGTTACAAAGGAGGCTCAGTCTATGACCCCTGATATTAAATTAAACGGAACATCAGTCGCTTCTATGGGCTGGCTCCGAGAAACTGTCTCTTTTCCAGTGCCACAGTCGCAATCCAATACAATTGTGGTGCCAGGAAGGAACTCTCCCATTCGTTATACAGAAGCTCTGGGGCGTGTATCTTATCAGCCTCGGAGCTTTTCTTTAACGTTTTCCATGCTTGGAACAAGAAAGAGATACGATCAGATGGTCGCTGAAATGGCAAACCGCTATGCTGGTCAGCTCATAAAGGTATCGACCAGCGAGGAACCAGAGCTATATGCTATTGGCACTTTAGAGATTTTATCTGAATATGATCCACTCTCATGTAAGGGCCAGCTCGTGATTTCCTGTGAAGATGCAGATTCCTATCGTTACCATAATGAAGAGACTATCGTTAATCTGACCGGTTCCGGTACGCTCATTATCGAAAATGACTTTATGCCTGTTGTTCCTGTTATTACAACCTCAGCAGAAACAGCTCTCAGCTGGACAATCGGCGGTGATTCTTTCAGAAAGTCACTCAGTGCAGGTACGTGGACACTTCCGGAGTTTGAATTACAAGCTGGCAGAAATACAGTCACAATCCAAGGAACCGGCACCACGACCTTTCGATTTAGGGAGGGTCGCCTATGAGTATCTTTCGTATTTTCGTAGACGGTCAGCTATTCTATCATCCACAGTTATCCCAGCTTGCTATTACAGAAGCAAAGTTGACCGAAGATGCCGAAAACATCGACAGCCTGACACTGTCCGCTCCATTTAATCATCCGTATTTGGATTTCATCCACCCGATATCTTCCACTATTGTTTGCAAAAAAGGCGATGCAACAGTCTTTGAGGGTCGTGCCTTAAACGATGGCAGTGATTTTTATAATACGCACACTTGGACCTGCGAATCAGCTCTGGCATATCTCAAAGATAGTCTGCAGCCGCCATTCTCCTATAAAGGAACACTCAAAGGTCTGTTGGAATATTTTCTCTCTGTCCACAATAAGGCAGTCGAAGAAAAGAAGCGTTTCAAGCTGGGGAATATTACAGTTACAGATAACAATGACTATATCAGCTATAGCAACTCCGAATATTCCTGCACTTTGGATGCTATCAAAAGTAAGCTGATCAATACACATGGTGGTTATTTGATGGTCCGCTATACAGAATCCGAAAAATTTCTGGACTACCTTGCAGAGTTCAATACTCGTTCTGTGCAATCTGTGGAATATGGAAAGAACCTAACGGATGTCAAAATCACCCGTGATCATACCGAACGCATCACTGCTCTGATTCCACTTGGAGCAAAGAAACAGACAACTGATGAAGAAGGAAACGAAGTCGAGTCCGATGAACGTGTTGATATCACTTCTGTAAACGACGGGCTAAATTATATCTATGACGATACTACTGTAAAAGAAATCGGCTGGATCTGGGCCACAGAAGTCTGGGATGATGTCACGCTTCCGGGAAATCTGCTCCGCAAAGCAAAGGCTCGTCTTGCAGAGCTTATTGCCGGTATCACCAGCATGGAACTGACCATCGTGGATGAATCAGACACCGGTGCTGATATCGGAAGTATTCATGCCAGACAGTTTGTGAACTGCTTATCTCCGCCTCATGGCATTGATGGACGCTACGCCTGCATGAGCAAGACCGTAGATTACTTAAATCCGTCTGGGAACACCATAACCATTGGAGCCAGTGGTATCAAGCTGACTTCCATATCCGCCAAACAGAATGAAAATATCACTGAACTCACCGATGACTTGATTGGAAAAACCGCAGAAATACAAAGTGCGATAGCAAAGGCGGATGCCGCAGAAGCTACAGCCAAAGATGCGAAGGAAGCAACTGACACAGTAATTGATGATATTACAGCGTTACAGGAAAGCGTACGCGAGTGTTACTCAGAGATCTCCAAAACTTCAGAGGAAATCAGTCTAACCGTGCGAGAAGAATACATCTCACGCTCTGAAATGGCCACGATCCAGCAGGATTTTCAATCTACGATTACGCAAAACAGTAGTGAGATCCGCATGGATTTCTCTGCTGTCACAGATGAGCTGAAGGACAATATCGCAACTAACCAGGAGCTCCTTGAAGAATATATTCGCTTCAAAGGGGCTCTTATTGAGCTTGGCAAAGTAGGAAATGCATTCACTGCTGAGCTCTCCAACAATGAACTGGCCTTCAAAGAAAACGGTCAGAAAATTGCCTATATCTCCAACAACAGCTTGGTTATCACCAATGCAGAGATTCGCAACAAGCTATCCCTTGGTAATGAGACCAGAGGATGGTTTGACTTTATTCCAAGAAACAACGGTAACCTCTCTATCAAGTGGAGAGGCCCGGCATCATAAAGGAGTGATTCATTATGGCTTCCAGCGGAAGTATTACAACTGGCACAAAAGAAGGCCGTTCTGTCACCTTATCGTGGACGCTATCCAGCCAGGATATTGCCAATAATACATCTACCATTGCATGGGCGCTGAAAGGCTCAGGCTCAGGAAGTGGCTGGGTCATGTCCGGTGGTTTTAGGGCTGTTATCAACGGTACAACCGTCTACTCCACCTCAACCGATAATCGTATTCAGCTCTATAACGGAACCATTGTAGCGTCTGGCTCCTTAAAGATCAGTCATAATGCAGATGGAACAAAATCTTTCAAATTAAGTTGTGAAGCTGGTGTCTACAGCTATGCAGTCAATGTATCCGCAAGTGGAACACATACTCTGAACACAATTCCAAGAGCATCTTCGGTATCGGCAACATCAGTGAATATGGGAAGTGCCACAACAATTTCTATTTCAAGGGCATCTTCCTCATTCACCCATACGCTGACCTATTCCTTTGGTAGTGCTACTGGAACCATCACAACAAAGACGACTTCCACATCTGTATCGTGGACACCTGCTCTCGCATTGGCAAACCAAATACCGAGTACCACAAGTGGAACCTGTACAATTACCTGCGACACCTACAATGGCTCCACCAAGATTGGTACGAAAACCTGCACGCTGACTCTAACAGTTCCTGCTTCAGTCAAGCCTACTATTTCCAGTCTGACAGCAAGTCGTGTTGATGGCAACGTTCCAAGCACCTGGGGCATCTATGTACAATCCAAGTCAAAGGCTACGCTTACAATCAATGGTGCTGCCGGAAGCTATGGCTCTACCATAAAATCCTACAACATCAGCGGTGGTGGATACTCTGGCACATCTTCTACTCTCACTACTGGATTTTTGAACAGCTCAGGCACGATTACTTTTACTGCCACAGTGACGGATTCCAGAGGAAGAACCTCTGCTGCAGCTACCGTTTCAATTACTGTCATCGCCTACAGTGTACCTTCCTTTAGCTCTTACAACTCGCAACGATGCAACAGCGGTGGAACTATATCGGATGATGGCACCTATATCAAGGCAACGGTATCCTATAGTTTCGCATCCTGCAGCTCCAAGAATACAGTTACTCGCGCCACTTACTACCGAGTAGCCGGGACAAGCACATGGACCAACGCTTCTGCCAGCTTCAATTCCGGTACGGCATTTGCCTTCGGTGGCGGTAAGATTTCCACCAAAACATCCTATGAAGTCAAATACGAATTAACAGATGCTTTCACGACTATCAGCATCACGGACATCGTATCTACGGCATCGGTTGTCATGGACTTCAAGAGCGGAGGTAAAGGCGTGGCTGTTGGTAAGGTATCAGAAACAGATAACTGCTTTGAAGTATCTGAAAAATGGGATGTAAAGGTCTACGGCAAGCTATTGAGTGAATATGTCAAACAGGCAATCGGTGCTATCTATCCAGTAGGAAGCATTTACATGAGCGTCAAGAACACGAATCCATCCACCTATTTTGGAGGCACTTGGGTTGCTTGGGGAACAGGCAGAGTTCCGGTTGGTGTCAATGCAAATGATACCAACTTTGCTACAGTCGAAAAGACTGGTGGTGCTTCTACCGTTACATTAACCACAGCACATATGCCTTCTCATACCCATGCAAAAGGAACGCTGGCAACAGCCAGTGCCGGTGGACATACTCATGATCTGAAGAACCAGAAAACTTCATGGGGAACCAGTGGTGGCAATCGAGTTTTAATCGATGCCACATCCGGTTATACCGTGGTCAGCAACAAGACCACAACAAGTGCTGGCTCACATTCACATACAATCTCTGGCGCTACTGCCGCATCTGGTTCCGGCAGCGCGCACAACAATCTGCAGCCCTACATCACATGTTACATGTGGAAAAGGACTGCTTAATTTTTATCCGCAGCTATCAGATGGTAGCTGCTTTTCTTATATCTAATTTCAGAAATGGAGGTACTTATCAATGAAAGAATTCTGGAACACAATTCAACTTATCTTTGCTGGCATTGGTGGTTGGCTGGGTTATTTTCTCGGAGACTGTGATGGCTTACTCTACGCTCTTATCGCCTTTGTTGTCATCGACTATATTACCGGCGTTATGTGTGCAATTGCCAATCACACGCTTTCCAGTGAAGTTGGCTTCAAAGGTATCTGTAGAAAAGTATTGATTTTCTTGCTCGTTGGCATTGCCAATATCCTCGACATTCATGTCATTGGCTCTGGCAGTGTGCTTCGTACTGCTGTCATCTTTTTCTACATTTCCAATGAGGGCGTCAGCTTACTTGAAAATGCTGCCCACCTCGGACTTCCAGTCCCAGAGAAAATCAAAACCGTATTAGAACAGCTTCATGATCGAAGCACAAAGGAGGAAAACTAACATGGCATACACAAACAGTAAACTGATATCTTATACCAAACTTAGTCCGAATCACTCCGGACAGCGTACACACAGTATCGACCGCATCACGCCACACTGCGTGGTGGGTCAGCTGTCCTGCGAGAGCATCTGCGGCTGCTTTACCAGCCCATCCAGACAAGCAAGCTGCAATTACGGCATTGGCAAGGACGGTCGAATTTCTCTCTGCGTGGAAGAGAAGAACCGCAGCTGGTGTTCTTCTTCCAATGCCAATGATCAGCGTGCTGTCACTATCGAGTGCGCCAGTGATATGTCCGAGCCGTATGCAATGAATAGTGCTGTTTATAACTCACTGGTCAGGCTCTGCACCGACATCTGCAAGCGTGACGGAAAGAAGAAGCTTTTGTGGTTTGCTGACAAGAATAAGACATTAAATTATACACCAAAGGCCGATGAGATGGTGCTCACTGTCCACAGATGGTTTGCGAATAAGTCCTGTCCGGGTAACTGGCTATACTCCAGACTTGGTGATCTGGCCGCTAAGGTTACTTCTGAACTTTCCAAAACCACTTCCGGTGGCGGCACTGCTTCTACTTCACAAATGTATCGTGTCCGCAAAACTTGGTCTGATTCCAAGAGTCAGCTTGGTGCCTACAAGTTGCTGGCCAATGCTAAGAAAAAGGCAGATGAGAATGCCGGATACAAGGTATTCGATGCATCCGGCAATCTTGTCTATCCTGCTGCAGCAACGCCTGCACCGGCTCCTGTTACTGGAACGTCCTATAAGGTTCAGATAGACATTGCCAATCTAAATATCCGCAAGGGGCCGGGTACCAACTATGGTAAAACAGGCCAGTTCACCGGCAAAGGCATCTTTACAATCGTCCAGGAATCAAAAGGCGAAGGTGCTACCCTCTGGGGCAAACTGAAATCCGGAGCCGGATGGATCTCTCTGGATTTTGCGAAAAAGATATAAGGCATATCAATCACAGGGTCTGTGGGAGTTCTCTCCTGCAGGCCCGTTTTTTGTTTATTTTTTCGGCCAAACTGCCATCTCGCCTCCATTTAGTAGTGAGGAACTTCCTCAGATTGGAGGCAAAATATGCAAGAAAACATTACAGCTTCAATGCCAGATTCTACTTCTCCGAAGCCAATACAACAGTCTGATATTCAACAAGATTATGACTTTTTACAGGCACAAAAGGTCTCAGAAAAACTACTGGCGCTTGGACTTATTTCCTTGTCGGAATTCAACAAATTAACTGAAATAAACCGTAAAACATTCTCCCCGTTTTGGGTTGAGATTATGCCCAAAATCCCTTGATATATAAGAGATTCAGAGCTAATATGTGACACTAACGAAGGGAGGTGAACTACCGTGAAGAAGGTAACCAAAATCGACGGTGTACAAAAGAATACCGCCATAAATAGCAGGCTCCGAGTTGCCGCCTACTGTCGTGTTTCAACAGGTAGTGACGCTCAGTTGGAAAGTCTTGAGGCTCAGAAAAGCCACTATGAACAATACATCAATTCTCGTGAGGATTGGCAGTTCGCCGGTCTCTACTTTGATGAAGGTATAACAGGTACCAAAGCTGAAAAACGTCCGGAACTGCTCCGCCTGATTACGGATTGTGAAGCAAAGAGAATCGACTTTGTAATTACCAAATCCATCAGCCGTTTTTCTCGAAACACGACGGATTGCTTGGCTTTGGTGAGAAAGCTTCAAAGTCTGGAAATTCCTATTTATTTTGAAAAGGAAAACATAAACACCGGTTCAATGGAAAGCGAACTCTTCCTTGCCATTCTTAGCAGTATGGCTGAAGGTGAATCCGCATCCATTTCCGAAAATGCGAAATGGTCGGTGAAGCGCCGCTTTCAAAATGGAACCTACAAACTCGGCTACACTCCTTACGGCTACGATTGGGATGGTAAAAATATGATCATCAATCCAGGTCAGGCGGCTGTCGTAAAAAGGATATTTGCAGATATTCTTTCAGGAAAAAGTACAAACTCTATTGCAGATGAACTAAACGCAGAAAAGGTTCCGTCTAAGAAAAATGCCAACTGGACTTCCAGCACTATTCGAGGCATTCTCGCCAATGAAAAATATACCGGTGACGTCATTTTTCAAAAGACATATACAGATGAAAACTTCAATCGGCACACAAATTATGGTGAGGTTGATCAGTACATAGCTCCGGATCATCACGAAGCGATTATCAGTCATTCAGACTTCGACGCAGCAAATACACTGGTTAATCAACGAGCCGCAGAAAAAGGTATTGAAAAAGGCAGCGATAAATATCAGCAACGTTATGCCTTCTCCGGAAAAATAATCTGTGGAGAATGTGGAGACACCTTCAAGCGCAGGATACACTCTTGCACCACATACAAGTATGTCGCATGGGCCTGCAACACGCACCTGAAGAATAAGGAGTCCTGCCATATGAAATATGTAAGAGATAATGAGATAAAAGCTGCATTCATTACAATGCTAAACAAGCTCATTTATGGCTATCGCCTGATACTTACTCCTTATCTCAAAGTACTTGAAAACTCATCTGGCGACGAGGCCATTCAGCGCATTCAGCACTTGGAGCAACTCATCGCTCAAAACAGTGAGCAGCGTGAAGCATTAACCAAGCTGATGGCACAGGGCTATATCGACCAGATTCTCTATAATCAAGAAACCAATGCACTCCTCCTGCAGGCAGAGACATATCGCTCTGACATTGAAGCAATTACCATCGGAATGACGGGTGACGCAGTCAAGGTTACGGAAACGAATCTTCTACTCCACTTTGTGTCCCATACCGATATGCTTACAGCCTACAGCGAGGAGCTTTTTGAAAACTACGCAGATCACATTGAAGTCATGAGCAGAAATGAAATCAGGTTTGTTATGAAATGCGGTCTGACATTCACAGAAAGGATTGATGATTAGATGGGCCATACACCATTTGGTTATAAGATAGAAAACGGTATCGCAGTTATCGATCAACCAGCAGCTGATAAGCTCAGGCAGCTCTATAAAAATTATCTGAGTGGTATGTCCTTATCAAAGGCTGCAGCTACTGCCGGAATTAAAACTTATCACGGCACCGCCAAGCGATTGATGGAAACTGTCCATTATCTTGGTGATAGTTTCTATCCTGCTATTATCGATAAGGGTACCTACCAAAAAGCACAAGAGGAACGCAAGCGCCGAGCCACAGCACTCGGACGAAATAATAAGCAAACACAAATGAAGAAGCTACAGATACCTACCCGTTTCCATATGGGTGAGGTCACTGCCCTTTATGACAATCCCGTCAAGCAGGCAGAATATCTGTACAGTCTCATAGAAAGCGAGAGTAAATAATGGGAAATGTAATGTTAATTCCTGCAAGGCGACAAGTTGGAAGCAACGCTAGAAAGCAGGAAGAAGAAAAGCCAAAGCTCCGAGTCGCAGCGTACTGCCGTGTCAGTACAGACAGCGATGAGCAGGCGATAAGTTATGAAGCTCAGGTCGAGCACTACACAGAATATATTCAAAAGAACCCTGATTGGGAATTTGCCGGAATCTACGCTGATGATGGTATCTCCGGCACCAACACCAAGAAGCGTGAAGAATTCAATCGTATGATTGATGACTGCAACGCTGGTAACATCGATATGATTATCACCAAGTCCATCAGCCGATTTGCCAGAAACACTTTGGACTGCCTAAAATATATAAGGCAGCTCAAGGATATGAACATCCCAGTTTTATTCGAGAAAGAGTC